ATTGTTTTGCGTTGGTCATATTATCAATACCAACTAAAGAATAGTCTAAACCTCCTGTGTGTGTTGAACCATTATAAAAATAAAATTGAAACCAAATGTCAGATTGCGTATCGGTTGAATTTGAAGTGATGCCAGAATATGGATTGTGTATAAATCTGACAGTTTCATAATTGTCAATAGGGTTTATTATACTCCTGATAGTCTCAGATTCAAATAACTGTAAACTCTCTTCTCTCCCTAAATCGGGTTTGAAGTTAGTTTCCATATTTAAAAACACGCTACCGATATCGTCTTTTCTTATTTCCATTAACACTTTTTATTTCTATTTCTATTTAATTTGTTATTCTTGTTACTATTCTTATTAAAGAAAGAATCAAAATCAAATAAACCATCTGCCTTGTGTTTATATGATTTTTCATTTCTCATATAAAAATTAATATCGTTTCTTATGTAATGTACATTGTTCATAAATGGAAAATCCACACCATATCCTAAATCATCAATATATCCATAATCGTACACGTCTCTCCACTTCCATAAATTCTCGTTCGGAAAATATCTAGCGTTCTGTGGAATGTTATCCACATCGGGAGATGTGGATGTTTCAGTATAAGGTGATAACTCTCTTACTTTTACTCGATGATGTGGTTGATAAATTACACCAAACATATTACTAGCTGTTGCACCACTAAATCCTGGTTGAGTATCGTCTTGGTCGTAATTAAATATTGTTGTTGGGTTTGCAATTCTATGATATGATTCTGAAATTATTCTTTCTTTCATTTCATATGGATTATATTCAACGAATGCACCTGTTAAAATCGTTCCTATTGGGAGCGTGGTTCCACTTGTAAAAGTGATTCCACTATTTGTAAATGTGTAACCAGACCCCATACCACTTTCAAATGGTGGTAATGTTTTAGTTGTACCGCTGAAATGAGTGTCAATCCATTCGTTATGAAGATTCATTTTCCATCCAACTTTTGGTGGATATTGGAAGTACCCATTTCCATTTCTAAATAAGATTGATAGGTATAGTTCTGTCGGTTCGTAATTTAAATTATTTGTTAAACCAGTTAAAACAAATGGTTCTTTGAAATCAAAAAGAAGTGTTTCCGGTCTATTTCTTTCTACCAATACATCATTTTGTTGTAATGCATTTTCAAATAATAATTTTCTTTCGTGTTCAAAAATTTGATTTTCAAATCCTGCTTTATCTAAAATATAATCCTCACTATTGGTAAGTGTTTTTAATTTATGAACATAATATTGAGATGTAGTTTCGTTTATATTTTTTGAATCTATACACCTCTTACCAATGACGATTGTATTATTAAATGTAGTTGTTCCTGACGGTATTTGTGATTTTAAAATATCAACAACAAATAATTCTGAGTTGTAATATTCATTACCGATTGAATTTACATAATATGGATAATCATCCAATATTATAAACTCACCTTCACCTAAACCGTGGTCCATTGGACTCGTCAATCTATATGAAACTCCATTATCACTTACTCTAAAAGGTATTCCATCACCACTTACAAATGATTCCACAGTATTACCTGAAAGAGTATACTTCATTGGATAATTTGTATCTCCTGTATAGACATAACTTACATAAAGATTCCAATTGTGATATGGAGCCTCCATTGGTGTTATTGTTTGATGTGATGTTGTTCCTGTTTTACTTAGTGTAAAACCTGTAAATGTTGATAGTGATGATACGTCAATGTCAGGAATAGATTCTCTATAAACATCATTTCTTAGAAAAGCGAATTCATTATATGGTAAATAACCAACATAAGTTCCTGTTCCGTCACCGACCAACGCCAATTGTTCACTTAGTGGTCCGTATGATGTGGTACCACTGTACATATTTCTAAATATTGGTCTTATTTTACCAAATATTTTATATCTCTTACAATCATTTCTTTCGGCACTAAACAACTCATTTATATCTAAAATATATTCTCTCTCGTCGTTTGTTAACAAACTTTTTTCTTCAGATAATTTAATTGATAAATTTAAATCTTCGGAGGATGCCTTAGCAAATCTTTTTTCTGGTAATATGACTTTTCTTTTTTCCATTAGAAATCATCTGTTGTTTTAAATGCATCTTTAGGTCCAAATCTTTCAATGAACTTATCTAATCCTGTTGCACCAGGTTTTAATCCAAAATAGAATAAGAATGGTGTTGATAATATTTGTTTTGTACCACTATAATAGTCTCTTGTTTTTCTAATAATAAAATCAGTACCGCTTGTCCAAGCTAAACTATGCCAAGTACCCGCCGAACTATAACGTGTCCACAATGTACCTGTCAAAGGATTTTCAAGTGTTCCACTCGTAACAACAAGAACCGTATATCCCGGATATTCTGTGTTATATTGTTGATATTCGTTTCCTGTAACACCTGAAACTATTGAGTCAAACATTTCACCTTCATCGTCAACCACATTTATGTTTGATATCGCTAACCCGTCACCATCATATGTGATTGGTAACAATAGATACTTGTCTGATGAATCGTCAGTGGTACCTGTTAAGTTGTACGCATATGTCATTCCCTGTAACGGTTGTACTGTAACCCCCGTATAAGAAAAAGATTGGTTATCGAGTGTCGATGTATTATAGGCTCCAAATCCTGTTCCTTTTTTATCCCATAAAAAGAATGGTACTGGTTGTGATGATTCAGTTAATCTACCTTGAACTTGTGTAACACCGTCATTTGCAAGGTGTGATGGTTCATTTAAACACAATCTAATTCTTTCACCGTCCTCATCTAAATCTAAAGTAATGGGTAAGGGTCCCCACACACTACCTTTTTTGAAAATATCAGGATAGATTTCAGGGTCTAATATCTGATAACTGTAACCAATATATTTTGGGTTTTGTAAATCAAATCCTTCAATACCTACTTCATTATTAATTGATATTAGTTGTAAAATGTCACCATCTAAAACTTTATGTCCTATTCCTGAATAAGGGTATCCAATGTTATCAAAAAAATTGTTAAAGTCAAAAGTATATGGACCAACATCTAATCTATAGTTAATTGCTAATCCTAACAATTCACCAAAATCTTTATACGTTGTAGGTCCGATGTTTCTTGAAACAGAACAGTTAGGGTCTAAATTAGGGTCAACACAAATCTCTTTAATAAACTCATCTCTTGGTCCTAAATCGACAAAAGTTGTTGGTCTATTTAATGTTCTATTTGTATTGTATGTTGTAGAACCCCACACGCCAGTAACATCATTATACGCAGTAGATTTATAATAAAAAATATCTTCTTGTGCTCCCGTTTTTATATTGGTTTGAGTTACCTTTGTAACAACATTACCACAATATTTTCTTCTTTTAATTTCAAATGGAGGAAAGTATAATGAACCAGATAACCAATTATCAACAAAAGAATAATTTACAGCACCTCCACAAAACATCTTAGCAACCTTTCTTCTTTTTCTATATTCTCTCATTATTCTTACAATTCTACCTGTCGTTAATGTGCCTGGTATTATTGTGAATATTCCATTTTTAAATTCAGATTGACCGGATGGTGTTAACGGAATAAAAGAGTCTCCCTCATAATTTAATAATAATGGGTAGTTACGGGAATTAACATCAGAAATTAATGTTGCCTGAACATTCATACCTGGAGTATATGTTGGGGTTCCATTAATTGACGGGGATGTTGGTGTTCTTCCTGTATTTGTGTAATATAATTGTACTACTGATTCGTCATATGGTACATCAAAAAGTTCACATCCCTCTTCCAATTCTTCTAAAGCTTCCCCAGTTCCAACATAAGCACTTTTCTGTCTAATTTCAACAGTATATGTTTGTGAATCGGGAAATATTGAGTTGGGGTCTAAAAAGGTAATTGTTACTCCTGAAACAAACTTTGTACTTGCATCCAAAGTATAACCTTCAACACCGTGACTAATATAATATTCAGTTTGATTACTATAAAAATACGTATCTGTTGGTGCTGTTGCTCCTGAACATATAATTGGGTCTGCAACCGCAAATGAAATACTATTAACAGTTAATGTTCTTGACGTTTCACTACTTGAACCCACAACTTGTGCAGTACCCACAACACAATAGTCCGAAACGTCTCCCGCTCTACCACCGGACGTACCATATTCATTGTCTCTATTACATTCAAGACAAGACGGATATTCAATCAAGTATAAATCTCTTTGTCCACCATCTTGTATACCATAGGCAAATTTTCGTATTGATTTACTCAATTGTTTGATTGGCCAGAAATCAACCGCATCGGCAAATCTGTGAAAAATTTTAGCCACGGTATTACTAAAAATCAAACCCGTACTAACACCTAGCTGTTCAAGAAACAATAGAACATCCGCAATTAATAATGTGAATGTAAAATTTCTAAATCCATAATTTACAGGCGGAGTAACTGCAATATCATTACACTCATTTTGTTCATTTGGAACTAAATCTTTAATTCCAACGAACTTACTCCCCACTATTCTATTACTTGATAAACCCGTTGTTCTATATTGCGCACTATGAAATGATGATACAGTATAAACTTTATTATAATTAAAACGATAAAAATAATCTTGTGGGACATAAAATCCATCAACTTTATTTAATATTAGACTATGAGCGAGTGATGGATAGTCTTTATAATTTAATGACCAAGCATATGATTGACTTTGTGGTTGGTTAGGGTAATTTGGATATTCTCTAATGTTTGGTGCTAAGTAACTTGCCGTTGGTGTGTCTAATAATGAAAATCTAAAACGATAACAAGCAGATGTTGGAATTCCTTTGTTTGGGTCATTTGTATATTCATTCTCACCAAACTCATTTGTGTAAAGAAAATCCATATTCATAGGAATTGGGATGATAAATGAACCGTCTTCAGGAATATCTTCGTTTGTTTCGTACAATTCTAAGATTGGTCTGTCATTTGCATCATATTCCGCTTTAAATCTAATCGCCTCAATCTTACCTTTTTTTGTTTTAAGGTCACATTTTCTCCCCATATTTTTAGGGACACTACAGTTTCTATTGATTACTTTTTTACCTTCTTCAGTATATGTTCCACCAATCACATAAGCTTTCGGCTCTATCTTAACTCCTTGGTCTGATAAATCAAAATCAGTTCTTGTAATACCAATTTCACATAAATCTTCATTGCCCCAAAATGGGTATACCTCAATTGTTTTACTAAATGTTTTGATTTGTGGTAATGAGTCTAAATCCATTGACGCTTTAAACTCATATTTGTTTTTAAAATCATCAACACCAAAACCAAGTCTTAAAAAATCATCGGGTCTTAAAGAAAAACACCCAATATCGGATAAGTCAACATCACAAACAATTGTCTGTTGTCCTAATGGTACCCCCCAAATCATAAAATCTCCCGCATCGTTAGTTCTTACGGTGTACTTATAATATTTTTCAAATACCTCTAAAACTTCTTCTCTATTAAGAATATCTGATTGGTCCGGAAATGTACCTGTGGCTGCGTGTCCACTATGTTGTCTTCTGGCAGGTAATAGATTATATCTAAAACCATCTTCGTCTTTTTCGGTTAGGTCTGTGTAAGGGTATAATGCAGAAATTATAGGGTCATCGGAATCGTCATCATCCAATGGAATGAATATAGACACTCTTGCATTTGGGACACCGAATCCATTATTTACTGTTAGTCTACCGCAAACAACACCATAATCGGCACAAAGGGATGTATAAACGTCTCTTTGAGACATTTTTAAAGATAAGACCTCAAGTAAATCAAAGTCTTGTTTTATTTCAAATTTGATATACTGGTCTTCACCTATGTTTGTATAAATTCTATGCTTTTGTATCATCTTATAATAAATAGAAACTCTATCAATTTCTTATAAGATAACTAAAAAACAATTTAGTATGTAGTCGAAGTTGGAGTTTTTACCCTCACTTTAATATCCGTTTGAGGGAATCTGATTTGACAGATTTGATTTGACTTCATATATATGGTTGAGTCTGACTGTAGAATCTCTTTACTGATGTTGTCTTTGTACGTTTGTGATACTTCAGCTGAAGAATATTTTCCTCCAATTTTGTTAAAAATTCTAACATCAACGACGTTTATCACACCACTAACATTACCTATTTCTTTTTTCAAATCACCAACAAATAATGGGTCTCCCATTTTTCTTTTGTCTATTGCGAAGAAACCTGTTACGGTTTTTACTGTTTCTTTAAGAACGTCACTTTGACTTTCATTTTTATTAACAACCAAATCAATTTCTAAACCTAAGTCAATAACCTCACCACTTTCAATATCCAAATAATCATTTAACATTCTGAATTTAGATAGGTAATTTAATACATTCTGTTTCAAAGTATTGGATACTATATCGGTCAAATTACCTTCATCATCATAAGACAATAATTTTATTTTTACTTTATTATCCTCTTCCATAACACTAACCTTGGCCGGTGCACCATAAGTTGACGGCATTGTCTCAATTAACGATTTATAGTCATTGAGTGTAACCGCTCTGTTTTGTGCCGCAAAGTTATATGCTATCATTCCTCTAATTTCTTCGATTGTTGGGGAATCAGCTCCACCAACCGCAGGTGTAATGTTTGTTACACTTAAGGATTGTGATACTTGGTCGTTAATTGAACTATTTGGTCCGTTTAATGCAAAATCAATCGTATCTATCGATGAAATAACGTTTACCCCTAAATTGGTGTCTTTACCCCCACCAACTCTGTATTTGATGAACAGGGTGGTACCAGGTTTTGGAATTGTTCCTAATGATACGTTATTCAAGAAAGTTGATATGTTAACCTTCATTGTTCCGTTCATATAGTTGTCCAAATTATCCATTGGGTCTACATTACCTGAACCAAAAGTTATATGAAAATATCCTTCGGGTGTGTACTCTGATATAAATTTATTATCAACTCTTACATAATCTCCCGACGTAAAATTGTCTCTATCTGATACTGTTGTCGGGTCTTCAATAAAAACTCTATCTTCCATTAATGACTTCACTTCGTACCATTTATTGTCACCATTAAATTCATCGTATGTAGGGTTGGATATGAAGTTAGTACCTGATTTGTGAATCATTCCGACAACACCCAACACATTTCTTTCAGGTAAAAATATTTTTAAAAATGGTTTTTGGTCAATTTCATTAATTACCCTTCTGTATATTTTTGTTGTTCCATTTACTACAGCTTCTCTTTTTGTTATGGTATATGAAACTAATTTGTTGTTATTATCAAAATTTGGAATCTTTAATCTATTTGGTTCTCCTTTACTATTAAATGGACTTGAAAAATCAATATCATCTATTGTTTCAAAAACTTGTCCTCCTCCCGAAACCTGAGCTCCCGATTTTAAAATACCTTCATATCTTTCATCATCCTTATCACCTCTAACCGGTACGTTTATTGAAAAGTCACATAATGCAACTGAAGGTCTTAAACCAGGTATTCTTAATCCATATGTTTTAGCAATATGATATAATGATTGTCTTTGTTGAGCAAAGTCCAACATTGTTTCTTGCCAAACTCTATCTATGTGAAAATGAAGGTTATCAGCAACCGCAGCATTTAAGTCTAATAATACAGAATAAATTGATGCGTCGTTAAAGTTACTTATTAGGTCAGGATAATATTTTTTGGTTAGTGTTACCAACTCTTCTCTTAATCCTGCAAAGTCTCTGGTTGCGTATGATATTTCTTTTG